TCGCTAATGTCAATTCCAAATTTAAACCCAGCGTCAACTTCTAACGCAAACGTATTGCCAGTCACAGGGGCGGCGCTAAATGTCGCTGCTACATTACCTTTCGCCATATATGCTAATTCAAATCCATTTTTATCTGGCGCGGCAGATCAGGTAGCTTATACCTACAAAAAGCTGGGCGGCGATGTCTTAGATATTGAACTATCAGAGGGCTCTGTTTACTCTGCCTACGAAGAGGCAGTTTTAGAATATTCTTATTTAGTAAACCTACATCAATCAAAGAACTCTCTGTCCAGTCTTCTGGGCGGCGCGACCGGCTCTTTTGACCAAGATGGACAAATTGTATCGGGCAGTGCGTTATCGGGTTCTAACATTGCTTTAAAATATCCCAGGTTTGATTATGGTTATGTACGAAGAGTTTCAGAGAAGCTGGCAACTGAGGCCGGGTTCGGAGGGCTTACGCCAATTTACTCAGCGTCTGTTAGCACTGTAACAGATCAGCAAGATTACGATTTGCAGACTTTAATTTCTTCATCGGCCGCAACTGATACAACCGTCCCTTATTACGGCAAAGTTCAGGATAAGAGAGTTATTATCAGGAAAGTCTTTTTTAAGACCCCAAGAGCCATGTGGCGTTTTTATGGATACTACGGCGGATTTTCAGTTGTAGGTAACTTAAGAACTTACGGTCAGTATGCTGACGATTCTACTTTTGAGATTGTGCCAACTTGGCAGAACAAACTTCAGGCTATGGCTTATGAGGATGCGTTGCACACCCGGATATCACATTATTCGTATGAAATTCACGATAACAATCTTCGAATTTTTCCAACACCTGACCCCACATCTCCTGAAAATTTTTGGGTTCAATTTACAATTGATAAGGAGTACGAGGCTTGGGAAGAAACTGGTCGTGGGAGAGAAGGAGTAGACGGTATCAACAACTTAAACACTCTCCCGTTTGAGAATATCCCATATGAAAATATTAATGCCATTGGTAAGCAATGGATTCGTAGATTTGCCTTAGCGCTAACAAAAGAGATTCTTGGTCAGGTGAGAGGAAAATTTTCTACTGTACCTATTCCAGGAGAATCGGTAACTCTTAACGCTTCAGAATTATTGTCGCAAGCTAGGACCGAAATGGACCAGTTAAGAGAGGAGTTGAAGACGATCCTTGAAGACACAACATATGACAAGCTGGCCACGGTTGATTCAACTCTACAAGATTCGACCAAGAAAGTTCTTGAAAATGTCCCAGCTGGCATTTACGTAGGATAATTAAATGTCCCGTAGCAAAAGATCCGAAAAGAAAATAAAAGACAAGAGATCTCAGCGATTTGATTACGTGGGTGATAAGGAAGTGGCAAAAAAACTTCAAGAAATTGAGTTTATGCCATCTTCTTTAGAGACGATCGATAGGGCAATGCTTCGCTTTATTGACGAAGAGCTTAATCTTTTTACGAATACTAACGACGGATTTAAAAAAGTTCCAGTTCTATGGGTTACATCAGAGCGAGCCTTCCAAATAAAACATAACAAAGACTTGCGAGATAAAGAAGAAACCTTAATTCTTCCTTTAATCACTGTTAATCGATCGAGCGTGACAAAAGAAGAGAATTTCCGTGGTACTGTGTTCGCTAACTTATATCCTATTAACGACCCCAAGGGTGGCACCATAACAATTGCTAGACAAATTAACCAAAAGAAAACAGCAGAGTTTCAGAATGCTCAAGCAAATAGAAAATATGGTCCGGATAAAAATGTTTCAAGCAAAATGCTTAACACGAATAAAAGAAACATGTCCACAGCGAAGACAGTTTATGAAACAATAACAATCCCTATCCCTACTTGGGTTAAAGTAATGTATGAAATATCCATCAGAACTGAGTATCAGCAGCAAATGAATGAGCTTATTCGTCCGTTCATCACAATTCCGGGCAACTCTAGAACTCCAAAGCGAATTGAAGCCGAGGGGCATTACTACGAAATATTTATTGATGGTAATTTTGCTAATAACTCTAACCAAGCCAATCTAGGGATGGAGCAGAGGAATTACGAAACCAATATTAATATTGAAACTCTTGGCTATCTTATCGGTGAGGGCGAAAACCAAGAAAGGCCAAAGATTGTTAAGCGTGAGAATGCAGTTGATATTAAGATCGGCAGAGAGAGAACTGTGCTTGGCGATATACCCGATAACATAAAAGATGGATTTTACAGAGAATAATTCTCTTCCTACTATTTAACACTATTTACTTTGAACATTTTCGCAATGTAGGAGAACCGAACGAATGTCAGTTAAAAATTACCGATTTGTATCCCCCGGCGTTTTTGTCAATGAAATTGACAACTCACAGTTGCCCGCCTCGCCAGCAGGTATAGGACCAGTCATCATCGGTCGCGCTGAGAAAGGGCCGGCCCTAAGACCAACGACTGTTGACTCCTTTGAAGAATTCGTTAATATTTTTGGCGCTCCAAGTCCTGGGAATTCCGGAGAAGACGTTTGGCGCCAAGGCGCTAATACTACTGCCACGACTTATGGCGCGTATGCAGCACAAGCTTATCTTCGAAATAGTTCTCCTTTAACTTACATTCGCTTGCTTGGTGCTGAGGACGCAGCTGCAGTTGGTAGTGGAGTTCCAGCAGAAGCTGGCTGGAATGCCGGCACAAACGGGCGCGCCTGGGGACTCGTGCTGTTTCAGACCTCAAGCGCCAACACAGTACTTACCGGAGCACTCGGTGCTGTTTTTTATGCCGAGGCTAATGTCGATCTTGAACTGTCCGGTACGCTTCTCTTAAATAACGGCACCACTTACGTCGCAGCCCCGGCCGAAGCAGCCTCCCTTGAGGCCGTCACTGGTTCGGACTATGTGGTTATTTCGCAGGAAGGTGGTAGAACAAAAGAGTTTAAGGCGCTCGTTAAAAACGCTAGCGGCACAACAGTAGACACCATTACATTTAACTTTAACAAGAATGATTCTAAATACATTCGTAAAGTCTTCAACACTAATCCACAATTACTCACGGACGCAATTGTTGATCCTTCTAATACAGAATTGTATTTCTTGGGAGAAACTTTTGATCGTCACATTGAAAATGTCTTATCAGACCCCGCATCGTCATACGCCGCGGCTTTCGTGAGAATTAATGATGGCGGCTCTGACGGAGATGATTTTACATACGAAGTACAGGCAGCCGAGACGCCTAACATAATTAGTTGCAAGCTGGCCCCGGGCTCGGGAGTTACAAAGTTATTTAAGTTTGTTGCAAGAGGCAAGGCTGGCGACTGGACAAACAAGAATCTTAAGATCTCCATTCAGGACATTAAACGCTCCACAAATGATCAAGAAGATTATGGCACCTTTTCGGTTGTAGTACGACACTTGAGTGACAGTGATAACGTTGTTCGTGTTGTAGAGCAGTTTAACAACTGCGATCTTAATCCTAACTCGCTGAACTTCATTGCGCGCAAGATTGGAGATAGAAGACTTGTATGGTCTCAGAGCGAAAGAAGGTATTACGCAGAGGGAAATTACGATAATAATTCCGACTACATCTACGTTGATGTAAATTCAGATGTAGAAGCCGGGGTAACAAACCCAACATTGCTTCCGTTTGGATTCGAGGGAATAGTTAAGTATCTTGATGTCTCCGCGTCCGCTGGGGCTGGAACTTTAAACCCAAGCTGGTTATCTGCTTCCCATGGTGTAGGAACATTCCCGCTGACAGGACACTACTCATCCGGATCACTTTTTGTCGTGTCTGGTGCAGCGTCAATTGAAGATGACGTTTTTGCCTCTGCTTCGGTAGATTTTCCAAGACCAGTTCTGCGTGACAAGGCTACAGACGGCAATTTAGTTAATGCTACAGATGCATACTTCGGGTTGCAAACAACCGAAGCAGTGGGAAGCACGGTCTTCGATCGCTCGACCATTGACATTTTAAGACCACGCGGCGGCATTGTTGGCTTCACAGCAGCCACAGCGAACGAAGAGTTGTCTCCGACGTTTACGCTGGATGACGTCTCAGGCTCTGGTGAGTGGGTTACGGGATCCTCAACCAGCACGTCTCTTACTTTTGTTAATGGCCCAATATCTGGAGTCTTGGACGCTGGATACGATCGGTTTACCGTGCCTTTGTTTGGTGGTTTTGACGGTGTTGATATTAGGGAGATGGATCCTTTCTCTGCTGCTCGGATGCCATCAAATCCGTCTGATTCAACAAGTTATTCCTTCTTCTCTCTTAGGAGAGCCATCGATTCGGTGGCTGACCCCGAGGTTGTAGAGATGAATCTGGCCTCAATCCCAGCCCAGACGCAGGAGGGTCTCACCACCCATCTAGTTAGAACATGTGAAGAAAGAGGAGATGCCTTAGCCGTTATCGACCTTCCGGATGCTTTTGTTCCAAGAGAAGATGCCAGGGAGGTTAATCGCAGCAACACGGCCTCGACAATCACAACGTTGATTAATGGTTTGCGAAGTAGGAATCTTAACTCTTCTTACGGCGCGACTTACTACCCATGGGTCCGAGCAAGAGACACCATCAACGGTCAGTTCATTTGGTTGCCACCTTCTATCGCCGCTATCGGTACATTCTCTAGCTCACAGCGTAAAACACAGGTTTGGTTCGCTCCAGCCGGATTCAATCGCGGCGGGCTCACGGAAGGCTCCGCTGGTATTCCAGTTGTTGACGTCGCTCACCAGCTACGCCGCAAGGACCGTGACGACCTTTACTCAGCGAACATTAACCCAATCGCTAAGTTCCCAGCAGAGGGTATCGTGATCTTCGGTCAGAAGACCCTACAGGTTACGCCATCTGCTCTGGATCGTATTAACGTTCGTCGTCTAATGATCTTCGTTAAGAAGCGCATCTCGCAGATTGCCAGTGGCATTCTCTTTGATCCAAACATCCAGACAACTTGGACGAGATTCACATCCCGAGTTGATCCTTTCTTGGCTGATGTTAAGACAAACTTTGGTCTTTCCGATTACAGAGTTGTTCTTGATGACACAACCACAACCCCTGATCTTGTAGATAGAAATATTCTATATGCGAAGATCTTCTTGAAGCCAACGCGAGCGATTGAGTTCATTGCGATTGACTTCAACATCACAAGAACAGGAGCGTCATTTGACGATTAAATAAAAAGTGGGGGAGTTCCGGCTCCCCGCACTAATTAACTTAGACCTATCAGGAGATAATAACAATGGCCTTTTGGACAAGCGCACTTTCAGAACCAAAGAGAAAACACAGATTTATTTTGAGATTCCCGGAGCTTATTACACCGGATGGAGACTTTGCGTACGCTGAGTATCTGGCCAAATCTGTTTCAAAGCCTTCCTACACAGTTGGTACTACAGAACACAAATTCTTGGGTAACACTTATTACTACCCTGGAGCAGTCACATGGAATGAATGCACCGCAACTATTGTTAACTCCGTATCGCCAGATGGTAACGAACTTCTCTATCAGGCACTACAGCAGATGGGTTATCTAAAGCCAGATATCCAGGAAGATGTTTTCCTACAGAACCTTCCAGCTTCAACGCCAAACAAGCAGGCTGCGTTAGCTGCGCTTGGTCAGGTGCAGTTTGATGAGCTTTCTGGCGAAGGCGGCACCCTGGGAACTTGGAAGTTGAATAATGCTTTTCTCACAAACGTAACGTTTGGCGATTTAGATTATGCCGGCGAAGATCTCTTGGATATCCAAATGACAATCAAGTATGATTGGGCTACCTATGATGTTGGTCTAGCAACTAGAGCTTTAGCAAATATTTCATAAAAGAAAGAGACGGTGATTTTTGAGTAGAAATTCTAATAGACAGGGGGCTCCAGAAGGACCCCCCGCACCACTACCACAAACACAACAAACACAAAACTTATTTTCATTCCCAACCCCAACGGAGTTCGTTGAACTTCCAAGTAAGGGTCTTTTCTATGGCGAGGGACATCCGTTACAGGGTGCTGAAACTGTAGAGATAAAGCACATGACAGCAAAAGAGGAAGATATCCTATCTTCCGAGACTTTAATTAAAAAGGGTCTCGTTATGGACAGGCTTTTAAAGTCTGTATTGGTAGATACGAATATCAATCCTAACTCTTTGCTCATAGGCGATAAGAATGCTATTGTCATGACCATCAGGGAAACTGGCTTTGGCTCGCTTTATAAGACAAACGTTACGTGTCCTGCTTGTGGAACATTGAATGAAAAAGAGTTCTCTCTAGAGGGTAAAGAAATTAAGAAATCTAACTTGCTTGATGATGTAAAGCTCCTAGAGAATGGAAATTTCTTATTAACCTCCACAGATTATAATCCAGAGATTACCTTTGAGATTAGACTTCTGACTGGTAAAGATGAACAGAGAATTTTGAAGCATGTCGAAGGGCGTAAAAAGCTTAAGCTTGAAACAGGTCCCGTGACAGAATTGCTAAAAAATATTATTGTATCTGTTAATGGGATCTCTCAGCCGAGCGCTCTGCAAGAGATTATCAGTCAGATTCCTGCTGCTTTATCAAGGAAAATTCGTAAAGTATACGAAGAGGCAATGCCAAACATAGAACTAAAAGCTGACTTTACCTGCGACAACTGCTCACATACAGAGCGCTTGGAGGTGCCGATTAATGTCGACTTTTTTTGGCCTAAGCTCTGATTATCAAGCGACTCTGTACGAAGAGTTTTTCATTCTTAAACAACATGGCAACTGGTCTTTTTCGGAAGCCTATACGTTGCCCACTGGTTTAAGAAGATGGTTCCTTTCTCGTTTGGCTAGACACTTCGAAGAGAAGAAAGAAGCGGAAGAGAAAGCAATGTCGACGTCACGATAAGTGCGCCTTTTTCTTTATGCTACTATTTAGATAGAAGAGGTTTGCCCCATGAGTGATGAAGAGAACATCGTCATCGATTTAAGCGATAAGACAATCAATGAAAGATTGTACACAGATTTTTCCTATAAGGTTAATCGCATGTTGTTGGATTTATACCACGCAGGCGCCGATATTAACCCAACCATTCGTGGAACACAAGCTCAAATAGAATCTTTCTTCAGAGCGCTCCGGGGCGAAAAAAGATATATGGATTCGTACATAAAGCACGGCTTGGATGATTCCAGAACCATGATGAATAAAAGAGACCTTGACCGTGCCGTTATGGGTTTTGAAAGAGAAACAGGCTTACGGTGGCCATTTAAAAATTAGGTGGCTAGATAATGTCTGAAATTACAGATCTCACAGCAGCGGTCAAGGAGTTAACCAACCAGCTTAAAGGCGGCCCCGGTGGCGGACGAGGTGGACCCGAGGACCGAAGAGCAGAAAGAATAGGAGACCTCCAACAACGCAATACTTATCTGAAGGATGAAGCGAATCTTATTAAAGAGCTAGCTAGAAACGAAAAGGAAAGAGCTAAACTTGAAAACGAAAACAAACTTGAGCAACTTTCTAACACCAAAGAGCTTCTCCGATTGGGTATTGAGGATGACGAGCAGCGAAAAAAGGCTATTAAGGATGTCATAAGATTATCCAACGAGACTGAGGGTTACACCAAGACCGTTGACAAAGCCACAGCCGCCCTTAACCGCCAGAAGCAAGCATTCAAAGCAGGAGCAGCTGAGGCTGACAACCTGCTTAATGGTTTTCTTAGCCTTTCAGGCGAGGGAGCAAGGTTCTTTCAGATTCTTGGTAACGGAACCACAAGTTTAGCTGGGTTTGTTACGG